GCTTCTAGCGTCATTCTCAACCGCTGCGTCCAGTATTCTTTCTGCTGCTTCTTTAACTGTCCATCGTCCATGTTGAATCTCCTTGACCCACCACTTGTCCTCATGGACCTTAACGATTGCAATAGCCGTTTCATCCAGCTTACTGCCCTTGACTCCACGTTCTTTGGTTACAGATTCAAAACCAGCAGGGTCTACTGCAATACAGTAATACCCATCATCTGGTTCATCTTCATTTACTTGGAACCATTCTTCCTTGAAGATACCACCATTGAAGGATTCAAAGGATGCTTCAAACTCCTGACGGAAGGCTTGACTGGACATAGACTGTCTAGCTGCTTCAATTTCCTCTGGATCAAGTAGGGGATTGTCTGTACTGTTGTAACTGAATTGTTCCCACTCGGGGAAGTCATCTTTACCTGCCTGTAGCCACAGGTCGTAGAAGTGGTTCTTACCATCCGGTGTACCGATGAACAGGGCAGAACCCTTAACATCCGCTAGTGTTGGACGTAGAATAAGTTCCCATACAGAGGGTTTCATGGATGCATATTCATCCAATACAACATATCTTAGACCTACACCACGGAGAGTATCTGGTCTGTCTGATCCTTTGAGGTAAATTTTACGGTCATTGATCAAAGTAATAGTGGCAGTGTTTTCATGTGTGGACTTGATGAGTCCTTCCCCCAGTTCCTTGAGAGTACCCCACATAATGTCCTTGGCCTGCTGGAAGGTAGGTGCTACGTAGAATACGTCCTTGTCCTTGGACTTGAGGCCTTCCATGAGGAGTACCCATGCAGCTAGACGGGACTTACCGAAACGTCTACCTGCTGCCACTACCTTAAATCGAGCAGTGGATTTAAAGATCTCCATCTGTGCTGGATGGAGTTCTACTTTGATTTGTGGCATTTATTTCTTTAGACACTTACCAGCTTTTTTACACTTAGCCGGAGTAGGGCATCCCTTACATGGTTTAAATCCAGCAGCTTTCTTAGTTTTACCGTACATATTATTTCCTTTTCTTTTTAGATTTTCTAAGTGCTTCCTCAGTAGGAGCACCCTTACTACCCGGCTTTCTCATCTTCTCACCGGAACCCGCTTTAATCCGCTTTCTCTTGGCATGGATATTGGCCCATAATCCCTTACCTTTTGCCATAGCGGATCTCCAATGCTTTATTCTGGCTGGCCTTAATAGCCTTCATTTGCTTTTCAGCAGAGGCACGGCTGGCATAACACTTACCAGACTTACCATATTTGTATCCCTTCTTACCGTTGGGTAATGTACATTGCATGATTGGCATTAGAAATTCCCCTCTTCAATTTCTTCTTCTTCAATTTCCCCTACCCTACTATCCAATATGGTATATCCACTTTGGGATAGTTGCTGGTGTGCGGCACTGGTAATGGATTCTACCACAATGTTGATAGCCATATCTTGATTCTCGTGTTTGATCTCTACCGCTTTATGGGCTGGAATGATTCGATCCATACACATCTTGAGGCAGGCTACGTCACCTTCCATAGCTTTCTCAATTACCTTGGATACGATTAGTACTCCGTTTTCTGATAGTAATTCTCTGGAGAGTTCTGTGTATTTATTCAGGGAACCCTTAGGACGACCAGCGGGATTGCCGCTGCTTCCTTTTTGAAATAGATGTTTTTTATTAGACATAACTGGGTCCTTTTGGATTATCCTGAGTATAACCCTAGTTTATCATGGAAATTACTGTTTGTCTACTGTTCTAAATCCTCCTCTCATGTGCTAGTGACTATGACTACTCCAGCCAGCACTGCCAATGGGTCCCCCCGGGGGAGGTCTACGGAAAAGCCATTAGCGGCCTAGCGTTTCACGTGGAACATCACAAGCAGAAACCGGCAGGGTTTCACGTGGAACATTAGCATTCAATGGTATAAGCTGTGGTTATGCGGTCATCGAAAATGCTAGGGAAAAGTCTGAATGATATAGAATCCTGAGGACATCCTGAGACATCCGCAGACATCAATAGAATCTATAGAGACATCAAATCTTTTCATTGTACAGATTTATAAAAAAATGCTCTACTCTCTTCATCGGGAACAGCACGGGGCAGTTTCCGTAATATCAAGATATTCTAATGGAGTTGATACCATGAAGAGACAAGCAAGAAAAGCATATACCATGGCCAGCAAGTTGACAGGCTATGCATGGGACAATCAGTTGCGTGACGTAGTGGCAAAGCCCATCAAGATCATGACGGAACACGGGGACGCACCGGATAGTTTCGTTATCTCTGCCGAGGTTGAGCAGAACATGACGCACCTCAACTACTACGGAAACGTAGACATCTCTCAGGCACTACGGGACATCGAAGACGCTACCGGAGGATACTTTGAATGGATCAATCCCGGTGCGGTGGCGTTTGTAGTCTAACCAACAAGCCCGGGGATTTTCCCCGGGCATTCAATGGAGTTGATACCATGAAGATCAAGACAGCAGAATCAATCATCGGATCCCTGAGCAAGCCAGCAAAAATGCCGGGTTTTGCCTTCGGAATCAATCCGGCACACTGCAAGCAAGGCAGCAAGTTGTCCAAGGTAGCAGGTAGCGTTTGTGCTGGATGCTATGCCAAAAAGGGCAACTATGCCCGCTATCCTGAGACTATGCGGAAATCATGGGAGAAGCGGGAGGCGGGCATTCATGACCTGCAATGGGTGAAAGCCATGGTGACACTGATCGGTAAGCGTTCAAGTGATTACTTTCGCTGGCATGATGCCGGAGACCTGCAAGGCATGGAACATCTCAAGAAGATAGTTGCAATTGCACGTGCATTGCCTGCGACACGTTTCTGGATGCCAACAAAAGAGATTAATCTAGTCCGTGACTACAATCGAAAGCATGGAGAATTCCCCAACAATCTAGTAGTCCGTGTGTCTGGATTCATGGTAGATGGACCTGCAAGCAAGGGATTCCGCAACACTAGCAGAGTCACCACAGATGCAGAACAGGCAACTTGTAAGGCGTACCTGAATGAAGGCAAGTGCGGAGATTGCCGGGACTGCTGGAATGCAGACGTTCAACAGGTAGTCTATCTGCAACACTAAACGGAGTAGACAATGAAATACGTAATCCATTATCACGGACAAATTGTAAGGGATTCGTTGGGGTATCCAAAAACCTCGGATGGATTCACGGAAAGGAAAGCCAAACCTACGGAAACATTTAGCAGTCTGGTAGAGATTCCAGAAATCTACCGCACAGAATTTGCGGACATGGTAGAGCATGGGCAAGTAATCCGTGGGAACAATCTAGAAATGTTCTGTATTAATTCAGACTGATACCAGTATAAAAAACTTTCATTGGACTAGGTACGGATTCCCTAGGATACTGTGCCTAGTCCAACAACACGGGAGAAAAACAGATGATGACCTATCAAGACGTGATAGATACAGCAGAACGCCTAGACCTGAATCTGCAAGCAGACAGCAGGGAATTGTATGATGCACTGGTGGATGAAAGGATAATGGACCCAAACATGGAGTACGGAGACTTTCTACTGTACCTGTCGGTGGTGATGTGATGCATATAGCAGACAAAACGCCCACAGTGACTGATACAAGCAACCACGTGATCGACCTGATCAACAATGCAAATCTAGTTGCACGTGTGTTCGTGAAGGATACTGAGACTCGGTACCTGTCCGTGAACAAATCAGATGCTGTACAACTACTGCAAGGCAAGCAGACTGCTACCTATTTCCGTGGAGACTTTCACGGATGGGGACCTTGCGGCAATCTTTACCTACTGGAGACAAACTAATGGATACAATCAAGAGAATTCGCAAGTACAAGAAACGCTACGGCATCACCAATGGTCCATCGTTTCTGGGTTTTCACTTCGGACTACGTAGCTGGTACTACAGCAAACCTATGGGACGTAGATTCTGGGGATTCTACAAACTGATCGATAACCAAGGCACAACTACAATCAAGTGAGGCAGAGATGATGAATTACAAACTAACGAAAGCAGATATTTCACTGGCAGATGCAGTGTTCATTTGGCAACAGCAACTAGGGACCTACGTGAAGGGTAGGAAGAAGGATATAGTTGAAGCACTGGATGCAGGCAGAGAGATTCGGGATTACCGAAAAGACTTTGACAGCAACATCAATAAATTATTGTTCATTCGATAAGGATGCAGCCATGAGTGACTACACAACAGACCTATACATTGAGACCACACTAGAGCAAGCGGTGCAAAACTACTGCAGCCACAACAAGGATGCAGTGTACTCCGAGAAACTAGCAGAGGTTGAAGAATACAAGAAGGTAGATCAATTGGACTTCATTGAGGATTGGATCAATGTCACTTACTGATTTATATACAGATGCACAGATAGATGATGCAGTGAAGGCATACATTGAAGCACAGGGATACAGTGATTGGGTAGATACTGGTACCTTTGACTTCTCTGCATGGTCCCTAGAGGACCA